TGATCCAGCCGCAGTACTCCTATGCCGTGGCTGACTCGCTCGTTCCAACGAGCGGCGCTGGCGAGGGCATTGCTGATCCAGGTAACGGCGTACCGGTTCCTGCCGGGATGAACATCGGTTGGTTGTCACCGACGCCGACGTTGGTCATCCCCGGCGTTCCTGCCAACGTCAGTTCAGCCAAGCTCCTGCTGGTGGTGCGGTGGACGTCAGGTTTCCCTGACACCGGTGCCTCGTACTTCGTTCGCTACTCGCTCAATGGCAACGCCACCCATGATGCGCAGACCGACTTCAAGTCAGGTTCTGGATCGTTTGCATATGCAATCCAGGTCACCACGTCGGAGTTGGTCACGGGTGACAACACGCTGAACATCTCGTTGATCGGTCAGGTTGGAGGGTTCGCCCCATACCTCGGTAACATCTCATTGCTGGTCGAGTCGTTCAGTACCGGGATGATCGCCGTGGGCAGCACGCTGGTGCAGTCGCTGTCGATCGGGAACACTGCTGTCCAGAGCTTGGCGCTCGGGAGCACGGAGATCTGGCGAGCCCCGCTGCCGCCGAGGGTTCCCTCAGCGCCATCGTTGATCACGGTGTTGCCCTCCGGGGTGTCGGGTTCTGGGCAACTGGATGCTCGGTGGTCGCAGCCGGTGGACAACGGCTCGGCGTTGACCGATTTCACCGTGCAGTACCGTGTCAGTCCCGCAGGGACGTGGACGGCGTTCTCCCACACGGCACAGACGACGCGCACAATCGGTATCACAGGACTCGCCAACACCACGGCTTACGACGTGCGAGTGGCCGCGGTGAACGGTGTCGGGACTGGTGGCTGGTCGAACGTGCTGACGATGTCCACGACCGGCCCGCCCACGGTGCCGAGTGCTCCAACGTTGACGACAGCGACTCCTGCTACGGCCAGCATGGGCTTGGCCTGGACCGCCCCTGCCAGCGGTGGCACCCCGATCACCGACTACACGATCGAGTACCGCACCAGTCCTTCGGGGACCTACACGGCGTTCTCCCACACCGCCTCGACGGCGACGACGATCACTGTTACTGGCCTGACCGATGGCATCGCCTATGACTTCCGTGTCTCGGCGGTCAACGCCGTGGGCACTGGCGCAACTTCCAACGTACTCACGGCGACACCGAACACTCCGGTGATCCTGTTCTACCTCGATGACTTCAACCGGGGCGATGGAGTGCTCACTACGCCGTGGGTGACGTACGACGACACATTGAGCATCTCCAACAACAGGCTTCCTTGTTCGACCTCCGGGGGCGGGCGTGGCGCGAAGTACAACCAGACGTTCAGCGCTGATCAGTGGGCAGAAGCCGACGTTGTCATCGTTGTGGGTGCTACCGGTAACTCAATAGGCCCGGCTGTGCGGATGGGCTCTTCTGGTGGCGGCATCTACTTCTTCAACTACGACGCGGCAAGCCAGAACGCTGATGTCTACCGACGTGACGCCGCTGCCAACTACGCCGAGGCTGTCGCCAACTTCTCGACGTCCAGCAAGAATGGCGTGTTCAAGGCACGGGTCGAAGCCCAGGGCACCACCATCCGGCTGTACATCGACAACGTCTTCGCTGGCTCTGGTACCGACTCCACCGTCGCGTCGGGTCTTCCGGGTGTGTTCGGCCAGCAGTACGGTGTCGTGCCGATTCTCGACAACTTCCGCTGTGGAAACCTGCCGTTCCCTGGGTGGTACGCCGACGATTTCAACCGGAGCGACGCAACGTTGACTACGCCGTGGTTGGTGATCGACGGCACGATGATGGCCATCACTGGCAACACAATCCATGGCAGCGGCGGGTTGGACGTCATCCGCTACGACCAGACCCATCCTGCTGATCAGTGGGCCGAGGCCGACGTGTCGTGGGTGTCGAATGCTTCGACCATCGTTCCGATCTGTCGGATCAACGGCACTGGGTCGGCAGCCAACTTCTACTACCTGTGGCAGGGTGCGGCCAGCCAGATCGCCATTGTCAAGCGGGTCGGCGGGACCTACACGACGATCGCCGGTCCCGTCGCCTGTCCGCTGTCGTTCAAGGCGAGGATCGAAGCCGAAGGCACGACGATCCGGGCGTATGTCAACGGTGTCGTGACGCTCACCGTGACCGATTCCGGTGTCTCCACCGGCTATCCAGGGGTGCTCGCCGCCAATGGGACCGGATCGACGCTCGACAACTTCCGCAGCGGTGGCCTGCCGTTCCCAGGGGTGTATGGCGACAGATTCAACCGGGCCAACGGAGCGCCGGGAGGCAACTGGAACGTGTTTGGTGGCAGCCCAGTGATCAACGGCAACAAGCTGGTTCCGCCAGCGGGTGGCTCGGATCTCAACTGGGCCACGGCGATGTCCTCGCTCGACCACTGGATCGAAGCCGATGTCACCCTGGTCGGGAACAGCGCTGACTACCTTGTGCTCCACGCTCGCTGCAACGCGGCGAACGTGGATGGCGACTGCGTGATGGGTTTCATCAACCCTTCCAGCAACTCCTACGTCATCGGTCAGAACGTCGGTGGCAGCTACTCGGACATCAACACTGCTGCTGGGCCGGGGATCACCGGGACGTTCAAGCTGCGCTTGGAGGTCGAAGGCAACAACTATCGGCTGTATGACAACGGCGTGTTGAAGGTGTCGGGAACCAACACCAGTCACACCACCGGTAGCTACGTCGGCTTCAACAACAACTCCACCTCGACCACTGCATCGTTCGACAACTTCCGCTGTGGCCCACTGCCCTACACGCCGTAGAACTAGGATCGAAACGGAGGTACGAGATGAGCATCGCTACGATCACCGAGACAGCCAGGGCCATGCTGCGGGACTTCCCCAAGTACTTCGAGATCGAGTGCGGTCCGCTCAACGTGCTGACCGTCCGCCTGCCGCACCCACTGATCATGGGGGCCTCGGTGCAGGTCTACGTGGCCACGCCGGGTGATCTGCCGACCGACCCGTACACGTCCACGGCCACCGATGCCTGGCAACTCGATGATCGTAACGGGCTGCTCAAGCTCACCGATGAGGCGCTGCTCAACAAGCGGCTGCTGGTATCGGCCTATCACTACACCTGGTTCAGCGACTCGGACCTGGCGATTGCCGCCAACCAGGCTGCGCAGGAGACGGTGTACAACACCAACGGCGACGTCGAAGACATCGAGGGGATCTACGCCCAGGTCACGGCGATGAGCGCTGTCATCAGAGCGCTCTGGTCCTTGGCCACGGAGTTGAGCCTCGATATCGATGTATCAACGCCTGAGGGCATGTACATCCCTGCTCGCCAGCGCTACGCCCAGGTCATGCAGATGATGCAGTACTGGGAGGGCGAGTACACCACCAGGGCCGAGGCTCTGAACATCGGCCTCGGAGCGCTTGAGCAGTTCACCCTGCGCCGCGTCGCCAAGCTGACCAACCGTTACGTGCCGGTGTACCTGCCCCGTGAGGTGGACGATCCTCGTTGGCCGAAGCGGATCTACCCGCCGATCCCCGACAACTCGATGGGCACCCCGGCCAAGGTCGGAGACATGGACGTCATCGATGTCGTGGAGAACGCCTCGCCGCAGGAGGTCTACCACGGCGGTCAGGACATCGGCTGGGTGTCGATTGGCACCCGTGGTGATACCGAATGGATCACTCCCTGATGGCTGCTGCAGATCACCTTCACCCAGGACAACTCAAGATGTTCATGACGCCACGTGAGATCATGAGTCAGTACCAACCGATGGATGCCGATCGACAGACGACTGGTGGTACGACGAGTAGTGGCAGTAGGCCCTCGACGTATACCCAGAATCCTGAGTGGCCCAACCAGACCGCCAGAGATTACCAGGGTCGTACGCAGCGCACATCTGGCGGGTCCAAGCAGTACGAGCGTTACGCGGCTCCGGAGAGCGACGAGCAGTTGTGGGCTCGCAAGGCTGACGAGGCCAGCGACTATGGCTTGACCGATGAGATCGAGCAGGAGGGTGTGATACACCCGGTGCGCCTCGGTCGTTCGATCGGAGAGAGCGGCAAGCCGATGGTGGTCGGTGGCCATCACCGCATCGCCGCGCAGAACGAACTTGATCCGGACAAGTTGATGCCGGTGATGCACGACATCAACTTCTGGTCTGCCCGCCAAGACAGGTACTACCGGTACCGCTGATGGACACTCGCCGGGAAGCCCGCCAGATCTGGAAGCACTTTGACCAGTACACCACCGACATCGGTGAGTCACTGGTCTACTTCAAGTTCGATGCGGTGTTGTCTGTCTACGACCGGGTCTACGACGAGGGCTACCGCAAGTACGAGAAGGGCATCCGCATCCCCATCCTGTGGGTCGATCAGTCCGAGGCCACTGAGGACTACGCCCCCGAGGGTCGTCGGCCGACACAGCGCATCCGTCTCGCCGTCTCGGCCATCAAGCTCCACGAAGCCAACATCTCGGTGACCGAGGCGCACGGCAACCGGTTGACCGATGGTTCGCCATCGACCATCTGGCGCTACGACCGCGTGCACGACATCATGTATTACGACGGCCGCTACTACGAGGTCAGCGCCTTCCAGATCCGTGGGCGGGTCAAGGGTGAGGACGTAATCATCGGCATCACCGGCATCGAGACGTATCCCAGCGACGACATGTTCTTCGACTTCTCGCCCGGTGATCGTCCGATCGCCCCACCTGATCCACTTCCGGATTCAGACACGGGGTACGGCGAAGCACCCTATGGCAGTGGACCTTTCGGAGGTGCCTCATGACCACGCCCCCTCTGCCGACGCCCGGTCAGGAGCCGTGGGACACCGTGCTCAACACCTACCTGACGGCGTTGGAAGCACGGCTCACCGTGCTGGAGGCCAAGCCGCAGTACGTCTTCAACAGCTATGCCTGGCAGTACTCCAACGCCGCACCGCCGCCTACCGGTAGCCAGGTGCGCTTCGACAACGCCAACCTCAATCTTGCTACCACAGCGGTCTTCCGTCTGATCGACAGCGACGGGGCTGATCGTACGCCCGTGTTCCAACAGTTGGGTGTTGGTTCGCAGGTCCGCATCAACGACTGGAACAACGCCGCCACCATCCACCGGTTCAATGTGACCGGTCCTGCAACCATCGGAGCCACTGATGTCACTGTTCCGGTCGCGTGGGTATCAGGCAGTGGTGTGATACCCAACGCCAAGGTCAACGCTGCCTTCCTTGTGGCTCTAGTGATCTAAGGAGGCCGAAATGGTCGCCACTCTTCCCGCTCAAGGTCCCGCCGTCTGGACCGACTATGTTGACAACTGGCGCAAGGCGGACACGCAGTGGCTACAGGACCGCATCATCCTGCGTTTCGCAGACAGCGGTGCGCGTGACGCTGCCCTGGTGAGCCCAGGGATCGGCCAGGTCGTCTACAACCAGACCACCGACTCGTTGGAGTTGCGCGGCTCTGCCGGTGCTTGGCGGGCGTACAAGCCGATGCCGGTCAACCTGGTGACGACGTCCGATACCTCGTCAAGCGTGGCGATGGGTCACACAGGAGCAGGCGGTGCTGGGATCGTCTTCGCACCAGGGGCCATCAGTCTGACCACGGCACTGGTTACTCAGATGAGCGTGTTCACTGCCACTGGTGCCGGTGTGGTGATCCAGAATCCTGGCCAGGCGTCCGCCACGTTGACCACCGATCCCATCAGCCTGGTGTCGAGCATCCCGGTGAAAGCTCCGAGCATCACCCTGACCGGCTCGGGCACGGTGTTCAATGCCGCGGGCAAGACGGTCACCGTGGGTACGTTGATCGCTGACGTGGGCACGATCGCCACGCTCACCGTCAGCGGAGCGATCACTGGTAGCGGTGTATCAACGCTTGGCGGTGTGGTCATCGGCTCGAACCTGGCCACTGCTTCGGCTGGCTTCGTCTCCGGCACTGTCTTCCTCGTCGGTGACAGTTCAAGCGGCAAGCTGACCTGGCGCAATGCCTCCACCGGAGCCGTTGGACCGGCGTTCTTCAGTGTGGACTCGGCCAACCTGGCACTCGTTGGTGGATCTACCTACGTCAACAGCCAGATGGTGATGCAGGGAGGCAGAGGCATCTCCTACTTCGACTCGGGTGGCTCGTTCCGTGGGAACTTCGCCCCGGTGATCTACTCGGCCAGCGATCCGGGGGTGGGGAACTTCCCGGACGGAACGTTGTGGATCTCCTGAGATGCCGATCAGGGTCAAGCAGAGTGGAGCTTGGTCAGCACCGATCAACGACGGCAACCTTCGGGTGCGCTCGGGAGGTAGCTGGATAGCGGCCAACAACGTCAAGGTGAGTTCTGGTGGTGGATGGGTTGATAGCGGGGTACATGGCTTCCCAGCGCAACCGGTCAACGCCACAGTCACCAAGACACCGGCCAACCTCGCTACTTTCGTGTGGACCCCAGGAGTTGGTGGAACGCCTGTGGTGTCATACCACGTCAGGATCGATCGGCAGTTCTTCGGGACCATCGCTGACCAGTATCCAACAGGTACGAGCGCCACCTTCTCGATGCTGCCCGGCCATGTGGGCTACACCTTCTACGTTCAGGGGATCTCGGCCAGTGGTCTTGCCGGGCCATACAGCGTTGGCGCACCGATGGTTTCAGCGTGATACCTTGATACGCGCTGCAGGCCAAGCGGGTCGGTAGCCCAACTGACCAGACCAAGGAGCAGGAGTGGCCTCGATCGAGATCGCACCTGGATGGATTGATGCTGTCCAGCGGTACGTCGAAGGGCTGATGGTCAACTCCATGCAGGCGGCTACGAACGCCACCAAAGCCTTCCACTCCAAGGTCGTGGAGATCGCCCGAGCCGACGAGGACTGGTCCTCCTTGGCCGACAACATCGAGGTCTGGTCTGCTGATGGGCAACTGGTCATCGGCATCCAGGACGAGAGCCTCGTCTCCCAGGCCACGTTGTTGGAGTACGGCACTCCTGATGAGGCTCCCAACCCGCTGTTCCGCACATTGACCAGCGCCGTGAGGGACGCCAGCATGAGCATGCGCGACGAGATGGAGAGCCACTACGGCCCGTCGAAGACCGCTGCTCCCAAGGTCAAGGGGATGAAGGTATGACCATCCGCCCCTTCCGTGACGAGCCCAACGTTTGGGAGCACACCGGCTTCATCCTGGCCGAGGACGAGGCGCTCAAGGCATACCTCACTGGTATCCAGGTACCAGGGCGTGACGCAACGTCACCCAAGACCGACCTCGGGATCTGGTTCCGCTGGCCGGAAGGTGAGCGACAGATCAAGTACCCGTTCATCACGCTCGATCTGCTGCAGGCCGAGCCTGCGTTCGATCTGTTCACCAGCGACTACTACCAGAACACCGTCAGCCTCTACCGGCCCAGCGTCGCCCCGACGCTCCCGCCGCCGCCCGAGGGCTGGGCGGTGCAGAGCTACGCCATCCGCAACTTCCTACCCTTCCGGCTGATGTACCAGGTGTCCGTGCACTCGCGCAACGCCCTGCACGATCGCTACCTGCAGTCGATCTTCAAGGCCGACGTCTTCCCACCACGGCCCTTCTGGGTGTGGTGTGCAACCGACGAGACGTGGCGGCGCACCGAGTTGACCCAGGCGGTGGCTTCGGACCTCTCGGAGACGACGGAGTCAGGCACCAAGCGCATCTTCCGCAAGGTGTACACGATCTCGATGCTTGCGGAGATCCCGCAGGATCGCATCGTGGACTCCTACGTCTACCAGGCTCTCCGGGTGCGCATCCCGGTGGTCGATCTGGAACGGTTCGATCAGTACTACCAAGCCTGCATGCAGAACGTTGCCGACATCCTGGCCATCCCCCAGGCGGAACGCGAAGCGCAAGGGGAGTACACCTTCGTCTCCCACGATGTACCTGTTTAATGTGATACCGCCGTCTGGCTCGTAACAACTTTCGTCGCACTCGTCGGACCCCACGTCTATCGAAGGAGCGACATGCCCATCTACTACAGACGGCCAGGCGTCTACCTGGAAGAGAGCCTGCTGGTCAACCCAGCCGACACCGCCTCAACGTTCACCGTGGCGGTGTTCGTCGGTGCTGCGGATCAAGGACCGCTCAACGCCCCGACTCGCGTGGACTCCTGGTCGGACTACGTCACCGCCTTCGGCGGCTTCGATCCGATCCAGCCACCGCCCATCGCTGACCCGCTCAACGTCACCTCGTCGCTCGGTGGCAACACGTTCGCCAACCTGGCGGCGTTGAAGGCCGATCCCACCTACGGCGACGCCCACTACCCCGGCGTGACCGGTGCGGCGATGACCCCTGGCCAGTACGTCATCCTCGGTGACAACTCACGGGCGAGCAGCACCAAGATCGGCGCTGCTGCGGTGTGGGTCGCCGGTCCGATGTCGGATGTGAGCCTGGTGAACGTTCCGGGGTTCACTGGCACCCTGGCGCAGTTGAAGGCCCACGCCACCTTCGGTGACACGCACTACAACGGCCCGGCGTTCACGCCCGGCCAGTACGTCGTGATCAGCGATGCACCGAACAAGGCGTACACCGCGGCCGTTGGGGCAACGTCTTCGTGGGTCACCACCGGAGGCGGGGTGATGCCAGGGACACCAGCAGTCACTGGGCCGAGTACGGCACCGAAGGCGCTGTCATACCTGCCTTTCGCCGTGTACTCCTTCTTTCAGAACGGCGGCCGTACGGCCTACATCGTCCGCGCAGGCCCTGTGTCAACGACGGACCAGGGCATGGCTGCCACGGTCAAGGTCAACGGTGTCGCTGCCGCTCCGCTGACGTCCTTCGCCATCACAGCGCTGTCAACTGGCACCTGGGGCAACAGCATCAAGTACAACCTCGCCACGCAGTCCACGATCGGCACGGTCGGTGATCCGGCGTCGCAGACGGTCTTCGCGCTGCAGGTCCTGGTGACCAACTCCGATGGCTTCGATGAGGTCGTGGAGACGTTTGGCGGGCTGTCGGTCACCGGCTCGATCGCCGGTACTCGTCGGGTGGACGCCACGGTCAACGACCCGTCGTCTGGCTCGCAGTACATCTCGATCAGCCAGGTCAACGAGAGTCAGCCTGCTCCGGTGCCGACGACCAATGCTGTGCCTCTGGCAGGCGGCATCGATCCGAAGATGCCCGCGCAAGGTGACCTGGTTGCTGCAGCGGCCGTGGTGGACAAGGTCGAGGGACCGATCATCTTCAACATCGTCGGGTATCACACCGACATGTCCAAGATCGGTACCCCGGAGACGGTGAAGTTCGACAGCGGCGCTGCCAACTACATCTCGGCCACCGTGCCGTCAGCCACCTGGCCCAACCGCTCGGACATCTTCGTGCTCAACGACTCGGCCCCGCCACGCAAGCCCAACGAGTCCTCGTCGTCCTACAAGGCGGCGATCGCCACCATCCTGGGAGCCAACTCGGGGGACAGCTACTGCGCTTCGTACGCACCGTGGCTGATCGTCCCGCATCCCTCCAAGGTGGGTACCACGGTGGAGATCCCACCGGGCGGTGCGGCGATGGGTGTCACGGCACGCATCGACGCTACGGTGGGCGTGTTCCGTGCACCGGCCGGTGTCATCGCCGGGGTCAGCAACGGCGTCGGGGTGAGCACCAAGTTCACCGACACCGAGCAGGGCGACCTCAACGCCCAGAGCATCAACGTGATCCGTTCGGTGACCGGCGCGGGGATCTGCGTGATGGGTGCCCGCACTCGCAAGACGTACGGCGCTGACCGCTACGTCAGTGCCCGGCGCACGCTGATCTTCATCAAGGAGGTGATGAAGCGCTCGACGCAGTTCGCCGTCTTCGAGAACAACGACCAGCGGTTGTGGTCGGCGTTGACGATGGCGGCAGACCGCATCCTGCGCCCGCTGTGGGAAGCGGGTGGCCTCAAGGGTGCAAGTTCTGCCGAGGCGTACTACATCCGCTGCGACGACACGATCAACACCCCAGCGGTGATCGCTTCCGGCGAGGTCCGCATGGAGATCGGCGTGGCCCTGCAGTACCCGGCAGAGTTCGTCGTCATCCGCCTCACGCAGTTCGATCAAGGCACATTCACCACCGAAGTCCAGCCCAGCCCATAGGAGTAACACATGCCCACAGCACCAAGCCTGGCGGACCGGACCCGACTCCGTGCCGACCCGGTTCGCAACTTCAAGTTCAATGTCCAGTGCTTCCACTCGGACAACACGCTCCGTACGCAGATCGCTGAGATGGGCTTCATGACCGTCGATGGCATCGCCATGAACACGGAGATGGTGCCCTACCGCGAGGGTGGCTGGAACACCAACCCGCACAAGCTCCCTGGGCAGACGGACTTCGCTCCGCTGACCATGAGCGCCGGGGTGTTCTACGTCAAGCCGGGGATGTGGAACCTGGCGCGACAGATGTTCGCCGTTCAGTGGGGTCAGGGAACGATCGGCTTCGGAGAGGAGTTCCGCTTCGACATGGCCGTGAGGATCATGGACCACCCGGTCACCGATGGCCCGGCCTCCGGCGCTGGCGGTGACCTCTCCGGAGCAGTGATGGCCTTCGCCTTCTACAACTGCTGGTGCGCGAGCGTCGGTTTCAACGGCCTCAACGCCATGGACAACGCCGTGCTCATCCACCAGATGACCGTCCACCACGAAGGTTTCGAGACCTTCTTCGGCAACGCCGACGCTCAGAACCTCCGTCAGGGCGGCGTCGGCGGCGGTGGCATCGCCATCGTATAGCCCGGTATCACACAAGGAGCATGAATCGTGCCAACCGTACGGGACAACCCGTTCGCATCAGAAGAACTCGTCGGTAACCAACAGGATCAACTGCGCGCCGCCAAGGAGGTGATCGCTGGGCCGGTGCCGTTGATGTCCGACGCACCGGATTGCTCCTTGGTCCTTCCCCGAGGGCTGTACATCCAGGGGATGTTCAAGACGAACGCCACGGTCAGGGAACTGACCGGCACAGACGAAGAGTCGTTGGCCAAGCAGCGCGAGCCCAACGACTACTTCGACTTGGTGATCGCTCTCGGCGTGGAGCGCATCGATGACTTCGACCTCGGCGCTCTGCCGGTGGCAGAGCGTCAGGGTCATCTCCGCACCCTGTTGATCGGGGAGCGGGACATGCTCTTCCTGGCCGTCGTCAAGGCGACCTTCGGAGAGCGCAAGACGCTGGGCTTCAAGTGTCAGACGTGTGGAGAGGAGCAGGAGATCGACCTGCTCCTCTCCGATGACTTCAAGCCCAAGATCACTGACGACTTGGCGATGTCATACGCCTTCACGACGTCGAAGGGCGTCGAGTTGGAGTATCGCCTGGCCAACGGAGAGGATCAGCGTGAGGCGTTCGCCCGCAAGGGAGCGACCACTGCCGAGCAGAACACGGTCATCCTCTCCCGGTGCATCATCAGCGTGAGCGGGGGGCTGGTGGTCGATCCACTGGGCTTCGCTCGCAAGCTGTCGATCAAGGACCGCCAACTACTGCTCGACGGCCTGATCAGCAGGCAGCCGACGATCGACTTGGGGGTGACCACCACGTGCGCTGCGTGCGGAGCCGATCAGGCTCTGGCACTCGGCTGGATGGATCTCTTTCGTCCCTGACGAGCAGACCCTGTACATCAACTACGACATCATCGCCAGCAACTACACCGGTTGGACACTGAATGAGATACGCAACATGACGACCAGGCAGCGCAAGTACTGGCTCAAGATGATCACCTGGAAGAGGGATCGAGCCCGTGTCTAACTTCGGGATTGGGGGAGAGCCCTCTGCCGCTGGTGGCAACAACATCGGTGCCAACTTCCGGGTGGACCTGCCCGGTATCGAGAACGCCGCTCAACAGGTGGGAGCCCTGAGCAGCGCGCTGGACACGTTGAAGAAAGCTCTTCGTGATCTCGGGTCGAATGGCTCAACGATCGCCGCTGGCGTCAACTCGATGCTCAACTCGATCGCCAGGACGGCGACGAGCACCACGCAGACGCTCACCAGTCTGGCCTCAGCGGTCGGCGGTGTCGGTGGCGGCGGCGGTACGGCTGCAGGTCCAGCGGCTCCCACCGGATCAGGAGGCGGCAACTGGACGTCGGCCGCAACCGGCTCAGCAAGCGCTGCGATAGCGGCGGCAGGTGGCTCCGGTGGAGCGTCCACCGTTCCCGGAGGCATCGACTTGTCGAGCTTGATGGGTACCGGTACTGGCGGTGATCTGACCAAGAGCATGGCCATGTTCCCGCTGCGATTCATGCGGGACACCATCAACACCAACCGCCAGACGGCCCTGACGACCTCGGCCGCTATGTCAATGCAGAGCTTCGCCACCGGAGCACCGACCGCCGACATCATGAAGGCGCTGGCTACTTTCCCCGGTTCGGTGAGGGGCACGGTGGCTGACCAACTCGCCCTGTTCGGTGCTGCTCCGCAGTACGGGGCGATGTACAACTTCGGCGCTCCCGGCCAGAGCGCTCCCCGCGCAGGCGGCTACTTCCGTGGCATTCGAGAAGCTCAGATGCTGAGTCCGGGCACACCGGTGGCAGACATCGCCAGCACGATAGGTGGGTATGCCAGCAACACCAGGGCGCAGCAGCAATCGCAGATGATGACCGGTGGTGCCTTCGGGATGATCAAGCCCGGAGGTGGGCAGAAGAGCCTCAGTGAGTGGGCCGAGTCGGTGCTGCGTTGGTTGGAGGGCCTGCGCACGGGAGCTTCCGCCAACACTGGGTTCAAGTACGGCGAGTTGATCGCCCAGTACTTCCCCGGCAGCAACATCGACGCCTGGTTCGACGCCAACGGTGTGCCTCCGGCGATGCGTGACTACTGGTGGACCTACGCCCTCGGTAAGACCAAGGGTGAGGGCACCAGCACCAAAGACAAAGACTTCAAGATCACCATGGAGAAGGCCAGCGTCGCTCAGAACCGGCTGAACGCCACGACCTCGTTGACACAGACGCAGTTCGGTCTGGCCGGGACGATGAGTGGGGCCTATGCCAACAAGGAGGCTGCCAACAAGTGGATGGCTGACCTGATGGGGGCATTCACACAGCAGGTGGTTCCCAGCGCTGTGTCCAAGGGGCCGCTGAACTTCATGCAGTTCCTGCCTGACACTATGGAGCAGTTGTTGATGAACCTCCTGGAACGCTCCGGGATGTTCGGCACGGCGTTGGGTGGGCTCATCGGTTACGGCGGGGCGACTGGTGGCATCCTCAGTGGGATCACCGGTCCAGCCGCGTACTCCGGAGCGGGGGGAGTGCAGGGAGCACTTGGTGCATTTGCAGACAGTGTCACTGGTGGGCTGGCCAGCGGTGCTGGGAGCATCTGGGATCTCTTCAACTCCGGAGATGTCGGAGACGCCTACACCACGACCGGTGGCAAGGGTACGGCTGGACTACACCCCTCGATGCAGCGCAAGCTCGGGGCGATGCTGCAGGCTAACCCCCGCCTGCGTGTCAACAGCGGCTTGCGTGACAATGCCATGCAGCAGCGGCTCAAGAAGCGTGGTGTCGGCCGTGTCTCAGGTAGGCCCAGCGCGCACACCCGAGGGATGGCTGCTGATCTCGGGCCGTCCAGCGAGTACCCGTGGATCGTGCAGAACGCCAGCAAGTTCGGCCTCTCTTCTGGTATCTCACAAGGGGAACCATGGCACGTTGGCATGGGTGATGTCTCTGATTCGGTTGGCGGCATGCTCAACGGCCTGTTCAACCTCTTCAAGGGGATGGGGAGTAACCAGTCGATCGAAGGCGTGGCCGGTCTGTCATCGAACTTCCTCGGGCTTCTCGCTGGGCTGATGGCTGGTGGCACGACTGACCAGGCAGCGCTGATGTTCAAGCCCGATCTGTACAGCCAGTTGTATGACGCCACCAAGCAGGCGGTGGTGCCTGTCAAGCGTTGGGGAGCGCCCAACTATGGTGTCACACCGGGACTCGTCGGCACTCCTGGGCAGATGTCGCAGTCTCCTGGCGGCTACAGCGGTGGGCGTACGGCTCTCTACGGGCAGTACGTGACGCCACCGGATCAGATCGGTGCGTTCCAGTCGCCAGATGAGATGACCCGCGGTGCGGCTGTCGCCAGAGCCCTATATGCCGCTGGCTTCCGA